ATCATTAATGATGCGCACGTTTACAAAATATCCGTCTTCCTTAACACATACCGGTTCGCCATCTTCAGTCAGTTCTCCGGTTTCTTTGTACACGTTACCTATCACGTCAATAAGAATATCATCCTGCATCGACTCGTCATCATAATAGCCAATACTCTCCATAAAGGCCGAAAAGTCGGCCCTGTCTGCAAATTTGAGTGTTAAATCTTTCATTTAATACTCTCCCCCATTTGCGCATCAGTTAATTCTTTATGCCAGATACGCAGATTACGGATATGACCAAAAAGATGATACTCCCCATTAGTGCCCTGCCCTCCAATTCGCAATACTGCCCGTGGAACAATTGAAGTCCATGTTGTTTTTGCCGCAACAGATAATTCACCATTACATACGGCCTGAACATCTCCATCAGCGCCACAACGGAAGCCTGAAATGATTTTCCTCTGGGTTGTTGCCACATATTTATTACACCCTCCCATAGAAATAAAAGGAGAACCGGCATCAGAGAAATTATTACCACGGAATCCATGCGTGAACAGACCATTTTCCTGATAATCTTTAACATTAAAGATTAATGGTGATTTGCTGGGAGGGATATCCCAGTTTTTATTAACTTCAACAAGAGCACTGAATGGTAATCGGTGAATATTGTTTCTTACAGGTATTGTCACCATGTCGCTGGAGCGAGTGCCAGGAGCCCCTTCAGTAATGATAAATGACGTCCTGTACGACCCAATCTCCGCCTGAGGCATCGCAATATCTAACGTAGAGCCATTGGGGATAATACTGATTCCAGGCATCGCCAGGATTTCAAATCTTGAGCTGATTATCATTTCCGCATCTGCAAAAAGAGTGGCGGTAAACAACCACCATTCACCGACTCTTTCTGCCGTCACCGTCACATTATTTCCATGAACAACATTTCCCGTAACAGGATCCAGAACTGCATCTGAATGAAAAACAAACGCACCATTATCAGACATTTTTCCGAACCTTGCACGACACCGGGAATTATCACTTTTCGTCAGACACGATATCGTCGTATAAGAACCTGCCGGGCAGGTGTAAGCATCATTCGTGTTTACAGCAATTGCCTGATATCCTTGTGCTGTCGGATTTTCATTAATAACAGTTATCCTTCCATAGTTAAACCCCTTATCACTGTCGAACGACTCAACAGACACACTACCCGTGTTATTCCATGCTTCTGGTGTATTTGAATTTCTGAAATAGTTTGTTCTCTGTCCTTCAATCAGCAAACCTTCTCGTTCAAATCGCGGTTCGTCAACTTCAGCAACGGTTAATACACCTGATTTATTAATGTATGTTGCACCTGATGCGCGTTTGAAGCTAACAACCTTATCGGATGGCATTTTAATAACATCATCACCTACGGTTATTTGCTTATAACCAGGCGAAAAGCCAGCAAGCATATCCAGTGAATCGTTAAACGGTATCCACACATCAGGCAGTGGCTGTAAGACATATTTATACGGCTCTGCTGCCTGGCTTGCATACTCTCTGGCTGCATCCTCACTTGCTTTAGCTGCTGTCTGGCTTGCTGCCGATGCTTGCGCCGAGTTCGCCGCTGCAGTCTCGCTTGTCTTTGCATTGGTTTCACTGGTTTTTGCAGCTTTTTGACTGTTTGCTGATGCAGTGGCAGAAGCAGCCGCCGCACTTGCAGAACCAGCTGCAGCACTCTCGCTTTCGGCTGCTGCATCCTGACTGCTTTTCGCCGCAGTTTCGCTGGCTTTGGCATTTGTTTCGCTGGTCTTCGCTGCCGTCTGGCTGGACTTTGCGTTAGTTTCGCTCGTCTTCGCTGCTTTCTGGCTGTTAGCCGCAGCAGTTGCTGATCCAGCTGCTGCAGTCGCAGAACCGGCTGCCGCGCTCTCGCTTTCGGCTGCTGCATTCTGGCTATTTTTCGCCGCAGTTTCACTGGCTTTGGCATTCGTTTCGCTGGTTTTCGCTGCCGTCTGGCTGGACTTTGCGTTGGTTTCGCTCGTCTTTGCGGCTGTCTCGCTGTTTTTCGCGTTGGTTTCTGATTTTTTGGCTGCTGTCGCGGAGTTTGCCGATGCAGTCTGCGAGGACGCTGCCGCCTGTGCGCTGTTAGCTGCATTCGTTTCTGAGGTTTTCGCCGCGTTCTTCGATGATGCCGCTGCAGTTTCGGATTTCTTTGCCGCCGCTGCGCTCTGAGAGGCGGCTTCGGCGTTGCGTGCCGCTTCTTCCACCATTGCCTCAAAACGACGCAATGCCTCCGGCATGACATCATCTTCCGTCATGGCACCGAGAAAATCATTCAGCGTACCTGGTCTGGAACCTTCATAGACGGTAATGGTTCCGGCATGTGAAGGCGGAAAACCTTCAACCAGCAGGGTGACGCTGTACTGGCCATGCTCAACATCCATGCTGTAACGCCCGGCTTCATCCGGATTTTCAGAGGCCACCGTGTTCACCAGTACCGTGGTGCTGTTACGCTTTGCCTTCAGTTGAATAGTGCAGTTCTGTATTGGTTTTCCCGCACCATCTTTCAGCACACCTGAAATCTGTACTGCCATATTCACTCCACAAATAAAAAAGGCGCCATTTCTGGCGCCCGTATCTGGGTTATAAAATTCAGCTAATCATGATGCCTGCAGTGGCTTTCTTCATCACCACAACCAGCAAATCGCTGATACTTGCTGTGGGATACCAGCCATTTACCAGCCATGCCGATACAGAAAATTCCAGTGTCATTACACCACTGCCTGCAGGCATATCAATAACACCCGTATATATCAGCGTATTATCCAGAGCCGTTCGGTTATAAATTTCAGCACCGTTTTTTCGTACTATCAGACGGCATGAGGAGTAGATATCAGTATGATCTTGCTCATGTTTAGCGCCACTGAATGCCACCGCCGGAATAACAATTTGCCGGTCAAACGGCTGATCGTCATAAACCCTGACGGTAATGGTCCCTGATGGCCACCGCTCCGGTGCACGGGAGTCCCGGGGGAAAGCTTTGCCCACTGTTTTAACGAGATCGCCTTCAATCTGGTTCGCGGACAGTTTTCCCAGAACCCGGCAGTTCTCGTTAATCGTGACGTTGTTGAGCGTCCCGGAGTTCGCATTCACGTTACCGCTAATATCGGCATTTTTCGCCGTCAGCCGCCCGTCCGGTGTCAGGGAAAATGCCGGAGGATTACCGCCGCTGGTAATGGTGGGAGCCGTCAGATATTTCAGGAACACTTCGTTCATGAATATCTGATCGCCCTGACCAACAAACATCGGCTTTGTGTTGCCATTCGCAGGATTAATCATCGCAATCCTGTCCGCCGCCAGCAGCACCTGACTCTGCATACCGTCAGGGGTATTCTCAATACCGGCACCAATACCCGCGATATAAAGGCGTCCGTCCTGCATCTGCTGCAGCTTCACAGCCCACATGCTGTTCAGGTTATTATTTGTATCAACCTGAACCTTCTGTATCTGCTGGATTGCCGCACTCTGGTCTTCCAGTTTCTTATTGACGGTCTGCGTGATTTCATTACTGACATCCGTGATGGACGTTCTGATTTCCGCCAGGTCAGGCGCAAGCTGACCGTTATCAATCTGCGTCCACAACTCCTGAGCCAGATGGGTTTTCCCTATCTCTCCTTTGAAAAAATTCAGATAGCCGGATGCATCATCACTCGGCTGGCCAACAGCCTCCACGAATGCCGATTTGCCAACGGTGTTCACACTGCGGATGTAAAAATAATAATCATGGCCCGGTTTGATATTGATACTGGCGGCTATCCAGTACAGCGCCGTGCCAAGATAGCGTGCTGTGGTTTCAACCTGCCTGATATCCGCAATCCGCTTTTCCGAGAACCAGAACTCAAACTGTACCGTCGGATCATAAACCGCAAGATGCGGCGTGGCGGTTATCTGAAAATACCCCGGTGTCAGCTCAATCTGCGACGGCGCTGCCGGTGCGGCAATCCGGAACGATACCGACGCCGGCTCGCCCTGCTGCCCCCACGCATTTACTGCCCGGACTGTCAGCCTGTAGTTCCCCAGAGCCAGTTGTGTGAAGCGGTAAGTGGTTTCCGTCGTCCGGGCCGTGCTGACCAGTCGCTCACGGCCGTCATCCGCTGCCACGGTCAGGCGAAGCAGGAAGCTCACGCCCTTCACCACCTTCGGCGTATCCCAGCGGGCCAGCACCTGGTATTCCCCGCTGTCTGCGGTGACTTCTGCGGTCAGGTGCTGCACCGCTGGCGGCGTGACACCATTTACCGTGCCGCTCTGGTCGCCGTCAAAGTGCGCCCCGTTATCCACGATGGCCTCTTTTTCCGGTACATGCTGCACGGCGGTGATGGCATACGTGCCGTCGTCGTTCTCACGGATACTCACGCAGCGGAACAGGCGCTGGCGCAACGTCGGCAGCTTCAGCCCCCATACGCTGTATTCAGCAACGCCGTCAGGAACACGGCTCACTTTCACCTTCACGCCGTCGGTGACGGACTGAACCTCCACGCTGACCGGACTCCCCTGCCCGTCAACCAGGCTTATCAGCGTGGTGCCGGAAGATGGCAGCGTGATTTCACGGTCGAGCGTCAGCGTCCGGGTCTGGCTGTTTACCGCCAGCACGCGCCCGCCGGTGCGGATACCGGCATAGTCATCATCGCAGATTTCAATGACATCGCCCGGTACATGGCGAAGCCCTTCGGCACCCACGCTGAAGTCCACGGTCTGCGTTTCCAGCAGCTCCGTTTTAATCAGCCACAGCCCGGCGCGGTGTGCCTGCCCCCGGCTGGTACAGCCAAAGGCATCCATCTTCGTGACGTTACGACCGTAACGGAGAATGGCCTGCGTATCTTCAACAAGCTCTGTCGCCGTCTCCCAGCCGTTATTCGGGTCAATCCAGTTCACCTCAACGGCATTATGGCGGTCCTTCAGGGCGCTGAAGCTGTAGCGGAACGGCGCGCCATCATCCGGCATCACCACATTACTGCGGTTATAGGTCCACACCTTATCTGATGGTCGGTCCTGCACGAACGTCAGCGTCTGCCCGTTCCATACCGGCATACAGCGCATCGCCGAGCAGAAATCACTGAG